TTAGATTTTGGTAGCTTCTTTGGGTCAATATGCGAACCTATTAACGATGCGTAAGCCATTTCCCTTACTTTATACCACTCATTCTTTTCCATTCTGTAAAATGCGTGTTGTCGAATACAAAACTCCGCCCACGTCATATCATAAACATAGGACAAAGACGGAGTTTTTAATTCACCTAAAGCAAAAGATATTACATCACTAGCCCAGTCTACTTCTTTGGGTTCGCTTTTCTCTTTCCCGCTGTAGGAATTTTATTTTTAGATACCGGCACATCTTTAGTCATACTATCCGTAAACGCAGTTAAAAACAAACTTACGCCCTCAGAAGTTACACCTCCAACGCTATCTAGTAAATCAATGAAATCATATAATTTTAATACTACCTCTTTGCCCTCTCTTTCAAGATTATAAGCGTAAGACGTATGCATTAACTTAGGTATCACCTTAAAAGGATTCTTTTCTATATTTGACTGTAAATCATCAATAGAAAAACCTAAATTATCTAACAGCTCCCCTAAAAAGCCAAGTCCAAAATGGAAACCTAGTTCTTTGCCCTCAAAATTTAACTTTATTTTATTTGCCATCTATGCGTTTGGATCAGTTGTTACAATAACACCACTATTCTGTAAAGTTCCGCTATAAGTAGCAAATTCATCACCAGCAGCAGCAGATAACTCTAAGTCAGATAAAACCGCAGTACCATAGTAAGCAACCGGTGAAGATTGATCACTTGTCATTTTCCAATCTTGCGAAGTTCCGCTTGTTGCGTTAATGAACTCAAAAAGTGCGTTAAAATCTGTCATTGAAGCATCTGTTTTAATGTATGTAGCCTCAAAAGCAATTTCTGAACTTGAAGAGCCAGCCTGTCTAATAATTTGACCAGGTGCGCATTTAGTTTGTGTTTCAATTACGTTTCTCGTAAGAGATAAAGAATTAGATGTTAAACATCCAACTGGTAAATAGTCAGTTCCATCATAGATAGAAAGAATAACTGCATCACCTTTGATAAAAGTACTCATTTTTGTATATTTTTATAATTATATATCAAAGATAGTTATTAGATATACTAAATGCGATATTAATAAACATAATTTATATCGCAAAATAAAAACCTCACTACTTGCATAGTGAGGAAAAAAAAAGCTAAAAAAAAGAAAACATACTTCGAGGAAAAAGTATAAGGTATAGTTAGTTAATGGTTAATTCTAAACGCATTAACTTTCTAAAAATATTTTCGTTTTCCGTGATAGTTACTATATCATTCGGAAAATCTTGTGTTTGTTTCTGTATTACTAATCCACTACTAACATCTAAAACTAAGTTATTTGTTGCGCTTCTTACTGCATCTAATATGTTTTCTGATAATGCACGGTTTCCTGGATTTCCAGTACTACTATAAGTAGTTACAACGTCTATTAAAATAGAACTTTCCCAAACATCACCGCATTTAGTCATTTGATTTACTTGGCTTGTTTGTGTTGTTAGTAGAATATAGTGCTGTGGTATAATATTGCCAGAAACTCTACTATCAAAAGCCGGAATGGTAAATGTATCAACTACCAATTTATTAACGGCACTAAATACCGCCTTTCTTATGTATTTATCTGGTAATCTCTTAATCATATTTCTTCGTTAATGTTGTTAATAGGTGTTTTAAATCCTTTACGTATTGTATTCTACCTTTTACAAATGCAGGGTATAAAAAAGGTCTAGGCTGTAAATTAACTTCTTTAACTCCTGCACCTTTGAACTGTATTGCAATCTCCTTTAATTCTGCCGGCACTTTTACCGTTTTACCTGTTCCGAACTCTACGTATGGGGCATAAGGAGCGTTCACAATTACCTTATAATCTGAATCTGCTACCTTAGTATAAATTATACTTTGCGCCAACTTACCAAAGTCTTTACGAGCAAAAGATTTAGCATCTGCAACAATATCCATAGAAACCGCCTTTGTAACTATTTCAGTACCTTTATCAGCTTCTTTACCAAACTTCTCTAAGTCTTTTAAAACCTTGCTTAGTCCTTTAACCGCCATTATAATAAGCTATAAATATAATTATATAAACAACTTTCGGCCTCTAATTTTCCGCTATCTATTGATACTCTTATTACAAAATCTTCTGTAATCTTTTTAGTTATATTATCCTTTCCTATTGGGTAACTTACAGCTACACTTCTTAGTTCCTCTTTAGTTGCTATGATTTCTACTATATCATCTCTAAAACCAACGTTAAAAGGCTGATTTTTTATAATGTATTTAAAACCCCTGTATTTTAAATATTGATTTATACCATTGTAAGTAATATCATTTCTTTTACGCAGTCTTATTTTTATTGTGTTTGTTGCGCTTGTAATTCCTATATCTGTACTCCTGTTTACATCATTTAGCGTTATTATCTCAGCCCAAGATGAAGTAATTAAAGTGTCAGATACAGTATTACCACCAAAACCATCTTCTACATTAGATGTTTGCCATACTTCTACACGTTTTGATAGCTTTCTAGATCGCATTAAATAAAGAATCTTTTGTAATTTCCTAAAACCATTATAGACAATTCAGATAAATCTGCCTTAATACTTTTTCCTGTTTCCGGTGAATAGTACATTAAATCAATCATTTCATAAGCCACTTCTACTAAATCACTCGGCACACTTGCAGGATCTGCATAACCAACGTTTAAAACTAAAGTTAAATCTGTTGTACTCTCCGCTTTGTAACTTGTGTAAATAGATTTCTTTACGCTTGTAGCCGTTTCTGGCGTTGTTAGACTGTTAATAGGATAATCATATACATTTACTTTAGAATCTTCTATAACGTAGCTCTTAGGCCTTGCAAATAGAATATAATTAGTAACTCTTTCAATTTGTGAAAGTGATGCTTTGATCATTCTGCTTATTTGCGCATCATCATCTGTTAACGTATCGTCAATTCTAAGGTAGGTTTTAGCCTCTGAAAGTGTTATTATGTCTAGATATGCCATTACTTTTATTTAATCGTTCTTTTGCGTTTTTTTTGTGTCTTTTACTATTAATTCAGCAACGCCCTCACTTATTAACCTTTTATTATCTTTCGCACCAAAGTTTGCAATAGCACCAATTTTATAGGTTTTCTGCTCGCTTAGTTTAAAAATATCTTTTATTATCTTAATCATTTTAGTGTTTTTACCTCGTGCGCACGTGCGTAATACGATATATTACTCAAATATACAAATTATAAAAACCAAGTGTAAAAAAAACCCTATCAAATTAATGATAAGGCTTTAGTAGGTTAGTAAAGTTGGTTAGTTGTATATTGATACATCACAAATTAACTGGCCTAAAATAAAAGAGTTTATTGTGTAATCTGTATTTGTAATACAGATAAGTGTTCTATCATTAGGAGTTGACTGTATTCCTCTATTAAAAAAATCATTGGTAACTACTTCAATACCTAACTCTCCACCGCATTGCGGATTACCGGTATCAACTGAAACAATATTAAAACAGTCTTTAAAAGGGTTTTCTACCTCTGTATCTTCTAAAGGCTCTGTAATGTAAGTGTTTTCTGTACAACCAATAAAAGCAATAAAAGCAATAATGTAAAGTATTTTTTTCATAGCGTTTTTTTTTACAAATATAAACAAAAAAAAATCCTACGATACTAATAGTAGGATTTTATATTTATTTATTATAATTTATTAGCTAAAATTTATGAGTTAAGTAACATAAACCAGCAAATCCGTGCGAACCCTCGCAACTTAAATCCACATTGTAAGACTTCCAACCGTAAGGATGGTCTTCTATGTCGTGAAATATCATATCAACGTGCCAACCCTCTGAAATCACTTCAGGAGATACTTCTACACCGTCTTCATCAACAACTGCAGAAGCTAAGACAATATGTCCTAACTCTGCTTTGTCAAATTTAACATTTGGTATTTTAACACCCTCTGAATCTATGCTATGTAAAGCATCTAATTTAGTATCAAATTGCTCTTTACTTGTAAACTTATATTTTGCTATATGTATCATTTTAAATTGTTGTTTTTTAAATTGTTGTTAATGTTACACATTCAGAATCAGATAAAGTTGAATTAAAAACTTGAATTTGTTTTATTCTAAATGCCCCGTTTGCACCGTTAAGTATAATGCGATTGAAAACTATTGATGTATCTGAAGAAATCATCGTTACGAGATTTGTACCATTATTGAAAAAGCTAATATTTTTATCGGAATTTGCTCTATAAATGATTTTATTATTAGTATTCATTGGAATTGAAGTACCACCTGTCCAACTTGAACCATCAACACCCACAGAACTTCCATAAAGATACACTCTTGGAGTATTTGTAGAATCTGTTAATGCGATTTTATCACTAGGACTGTTATTACTTAGTAATTCAAGTTCAAAAAATACTGTCCAAGCACCGCTATCATTTACAATATTATTTGTGTCAAGATTGAATAAACTTGCAGAATCCGCAGTACGAGAAATTGTAGTTCCTGAGGTTGGGATGTAAGAAGTAGCTGAAGATTGTTCTTCTATTTGTGCTCCGAATATGTAGACGCCTGAAGTTCCGTCTCCTTGATAACCAACTAAAGCACCATTTTGAACACCTATTCTCACTTGACTACCGACTAAACTACCGCCATCATTAGATACGACACACTTAAACCATCCGTTTGACAATTCCTTAATACTAGCTGTATTTCCTGTACCACTAGCTATGGCTGTTTTTGCTACTAAATCAAAAGTTGCTCCATTATTTCCCGATTGACTTAAAAAAGCACTTACCGAAGTTCTCTCTGATGGTTTAGCGTAAAAGCTAAACGCGACAGCAGTTGCTCCAATGGTTGGAAAAGCTATTAAATAATGAAAAGAATTAGCACTATCTTCAACCAACTTAAAAGCACCTAAAGGACTGTCTACAGATGGTGCAGAAAAACCACTTGTAACAGTTGCACCGCTTTTAGCCCAATAAGCGTTATCAAATGCTTCAGATCGTGTTATTAAATTAGTGCTTGCAGGTTCAAGCAAAAGACTTGGACAACCGCCATCCGTATAATCTAATCTTGGTACTCCTATCGCTACTTCTTCAATTGAACCGTCTGAATTTACTCTTGTTGCTTTTGTTGTTCTTGCAGTAACTAAATCCCCACTACCGTCTGTTGGTAGTACGCTATAAACTTTGTTTGCTTTATAC